TGGGCGGGTTCTGCGCCATTGGCTATACACAACAATGTGAGTTTGTCTGCTACTGGTATCACTAGATCATACACTGGCGCTATTTATTTATCTGGTTCTACAACAGGTAAAACATTTACAACCAACGGAACGTCTTTTAGCAACGATTTAATTTTGAATGGTGTTGGAAGCGCATGGTCGCTTGGCTCTGCTTTAACAGTGTCTGGTAATGTGCAACTAATAAACGGCTCATTTTCTACTGCAAATTACGCTTGTTCGGTTGGACGATTTTATGTTTCAGGAAGTCCGGTAGGAAATGCAGTTACATTAAATTTAGGTTCTTCTACAGCTACAGAAGCAACAATTGGTTTTACTATTCTCGGCACACAAACTGGTTTTACGTTAAATGCAGGCACGTCCACAATAAACAATACTTGGACTGGCGCGGCAGTAATAGCAAACCCATCACCAATCACATTAGCGTTTTATAATTACAATTTTACTGGTGCTAACCCGTCAGGAATTACAATTTCAGGGACAAATACATTTAACAATTTATCTTTTGCTGGTAGAACTAGTAGTGGCATATCAAACATAACTTTTTCTGGCAACCAAACCATCAACGGCACTCTGACATTATCCGCAGGCACAGACGCAACCATGCGCACATTTGTGCAGTCAGACACCCTTGGCGCACCACGCACATTAACTGTCAATGCGTTCTCAGGAACTGATGCTGATTTCAGGGACATTGCAGTTACAGGAACAGCCGCACCAATAAGCGGTACAAGGCTTGGAAATTGCGCAGGCAACAGCGGTATTACATTTGGTGCAGGTGTTAATAAATATTGGAACTTGGCGGGAAACAATAACTGGAACGCAACCGCATGGGCTACATCCGCTGGTGGCGCAGTAGCGGCTAACAACTTTCCGTTGGCTCAAGATACAGCAATTATTACGTCAACATCTCCCGCCTCTGGAAGCATAATAACCTTATCAGGAATTTATAACTACGGCACTATTGATATGTCAGCGCGTACATCCAACACGTTAACACTGACAGTGACTTCAAGCCCCAATGTTCATGGAAACTGGATTAACGGTACAGGAACAACAATAAGTGGGTCGTCAACTATTACATTTTTTGGTAGAACAGCCCAAACAATTACAAGCGCGGGAAAAGTATTTACTAACCCTATAAACATTAACAGCCCCGGCGGCACTGTGTCTCTACAAGACGCTTTTGTAACAAGCGCCAACTCTGCTAGTGCGCTCAACATACAGTTTGGAACTTTTAACGCCAACAATTTTAACGTCACCCTTTCAGGCGCAACCGCAACTGTAGGCTCTTCTTTTTCAAATGTTAGAACAATTGCAATTGGCTCTGGAACTTGGACAATTGCGGGTTCAGGAACCGCTTGGACTACATCAACATCCACCAACCTTACCGTTACAGGCACAGGAACAATTAGTCTGACCTCTGCATCCGCTAAAACATTTGCTGGTGGTAATTTTTCCTACTCAGGCATAACACTTGACCAAGGCGGCGCAGGCGCTTTGACCATTACAGGCAACAACACCTTTGGAAACATCACAAACAGCTACAGCGCAACAGGTGCAACCAACATTACACTGGGCACAACAACCCAAACTGTAGGCGCGTTTACCGCAACAGGCGCGGCTGGGCGTGTGTTAACCGTTCAGGGTACATCAGCGACAAGCCCTGCTACTTTGGTCTATACGGGTGTAAGCACTATCAAAAACAGTGACTACCTAACCATCACGGGTGTTAGGGCGTACAGCCTTTCAAACACTTGGTACGCAGGTAACAACTCAACCAACAACGGCTCGTTGGGGTGGATATTTGCCGCCGCTGTCGCTCTTGCAACTGGCAACTTCTTAATGTTCTTTAACTAAGCAAAAAAAATGTCAGCACAAACAATGACGTATGACAGCCTCGTAGAGGATGTTATCAGGTACTGCGAACGAAATGACGCGTCGTTTGTGGAACAAATCCCACGGCTTATCATGCTCACAGAGCAAGGTATTGCCGCGGAGATTAAAACACTGATGCAGTTGAACGTGGTCAACACCGCGCTGACAGTTAACAACCCCGTGCTACAAAAACCAGTGCGTTGGCGCAAAACAATCAGCATGAAGATTAACGGACAGCCCATCCTTAACCGGTCCATGGACTACGTTACGCAGTTTCAAACCGAGGCGCCCACAGGTCAGCCTTTGTACTACGGCGACTACGATTACGACCACTGGGCCTTGGCCCCAATACCCAACAGCGCGTACAATGTTGAGATAATTTACTACAGCCGCATTCAGCCTCTGGATGTTGAAAACCAAGAAAACCTACTAACCAGAGAGGCCCCTCAGGCCCTCTTGTTTGGTACTCTCTTGCAAACCCAAGGGTACCTAAAGAACACGGATAAACTGGCCGTATGGAAAGGGTACTACGACGCCGCTATTGCCGCGCTCAAGGGTGAAGACCAACGCCGTATGGTTGACCGCAACGCCACAAGACAGGAACCCTAATGCCTACATACACCTCCCCCTTTACCGGCAACGTTATCCAGCCGACCGACGTCAGCTACGCCGGTGTGTCGTTAACCGGCACCCTGCAACTGTACTGGCCACAGTACGTCAACGCGGGTCAGCAGGTTGCCGCGCGCATCATGGACATTCAGGCCACGGCGGGCTCTATTCTTGTCCTGCCCGACGCCACACAGGCCTCTGTTGGCCAAGACATCCTGATCCGCAACACAGGCGCCACCGCCTTCACGGTCCAGCGTTTTGGTGGCACCGGCTCGTTTAGTGTGGCCGCTGGTGCCTCCCAGTACACCTACATTACCAGCAACACCACTCAGGCGGGCGTGTGGGCCGTTTTGGGCTTCGGAACCGGCACGTCCACAGCAGACGCCGCAACCCTTGCAGGAAACAGCACAGCGGCCCTTCTAGGCAAGCTAGAGGCCGCGTTCATTACCAACGAGTACGCGTCTGTGCCTGCCATCAACGACGCCTCTCGCGGGTCTTGCCTTGTTTGGACCAGCGGCGCGGGCACGTGGACCCTCCCCGCGGTGTCTACGCTGTCCGAGGGTTGGTTCATTTTGGTGCGCAACAACGGCACCGGCGCGCTTACAATAGCAACGAGCGCGATTGGCTCGACCATTGACTCGTTGGCAAGCATCACGCTCCCCCTTGGCGACTCTTGCTTTGTCTGTGTGAACAGGGACCCCGCCAAGCAGGACTTCTTTACCGTGGGTCGTGGCCGCCCTAACAGCCTGACGTTCTCCTCTGCCACGTACGACGTGGACACCGTGGCCGGTTCGACACTGAGCCTGATCACCAACACGCCAATTATTCAGCGCTTCACAGCGCTCAGTGGCTCGCGCACGACCAGCTTGTTGGTTCAGTTGCCCGCGGTGACTCAGGTGTACTACATCCTGAACGACACCAACCAAAGCGGGTACAACATCAACCTGCAGGTGCAGGGTAGCTCACAGTCGCCCTACAGTTTGCCGACCAGCACGCAGGCTATTGTGTTGAGCGACGGCACCAACCTGTACCCGCTCATTCAGTCTAACATTGGCCAGTTGATTGTGAACCGAGGAACCGCGGCGTCCCCCGCTTTCACGTTCACACTGGACCCTGTCTCTGGCATGTACTCACCCAACAACTCACAGCTTGGTTTTTCTGTGGGTGGCACCAACATTGTCACCATGGACGGAACGGGTGGCGTGGGTAGCTTTGTAACCACCTTTGTTGGCCGTGTTCAGGCAGACTTGATTGCGGGCGGGGCATTTTAATGGCAGACGGTCAAGAACCATCCAAGATCTTTACGCTGTTTGTCAAGCCCGGTATTAAACGGGACGGCACACGGTTTGAGGCTGACGAGTTTGGTGACGGTGAGTGGGTTCGTTTTCAACGTGGCAAGGCCAAAAAGATTGGCGGCTACCGTCAAATGTTCGCCTCCCCAACCGGCATATCTCGCGGCCTGATTACCAACTCTCTAAACGGCGTTAACTACATCTACGCCGGCAACTACAAGGGCATTGAGGTATTTAACACAGGTACAGACCAAGGTGTGGGTATTGGCCCGTTCGCCGCGGAATTTAACACAACGTATGTTGTTACCGCGGTCAACCTTGGACTTAACACGCTGACCGTGGTTGGCAACCAAGTGCTTACACTGGCCAACGGCACCGTGTTCTGGGCGTATAACACGTCTGGTGTTCGCACCAACTACACAGCAACAGGAACGGGCGTTTATAACGCCGGCACCAACAGGACAACCATTACGGTGACCTCAAGCACCGGCTTTCCTACCACAGTGCCTGTTGAAATTTACCTGCCTAACGGTCTGGCATCAAGTCAGCAGTACATCTGGCAGTTTGACATTGCGTTTGACTCCTCTGGCAACGGCAACTCTAAACTGCTTGCCCACCCCGGGCGCAACCTAGACAACATCGACTCAGGTGTTTTGACCTCGCTGTACGCGGGTGACTTCTTACCAGACCCCACAACTGGCAAATACGTGCTGACCCAAGTGGTTGACTCTGGCGGCGCAACACCCACCTACCTGCCAATTAACGCCTCTGGTGGTGTTGTGGTGTTGCACCCGTTTGTGTTTGTGTACAGCAACTTCGGTGGCCTGCGCAACAACAACGTGTCGTTTGCCTCCGGCTCTGCGGTTGTGCAAACCTTCAACGACTGGAACGGCACGCTGGCCAACGACGTGAACGTGGCCGCCGGTAAGATTGTTAAGGGCATGCCGGTGCGCGGCGGTACCGCCTCACCCTCTGGCCTCTTTTGGGCCACGGACTCTTTGGTGCGCGCCTCCTTCACGGCCACAACGCCGTACTACTGGCGCTACGACATTGTTGCAAGCCAAATTTCTATCATGTCTTCTAGCTCGGTTGTTGAGATGGACGGCGTGTATTTTTGGATGGGTGTTGACCGGTTTTACGTGTACAACGGCTCGGTTAAAGTTTTGCCAAACGACAAGAACGTTAACTACCTGTTTGATAATTTAAACTTTGCACAGCGCCAAAAGGTGTGGGCAACCAAGGTGCCTCGCTACAACGAGATCTGGTTCTTCTACCCTAAGGGCACGTCAACAGAGTGTAACGACGCAATCATATACAACGTCAAGGACCAAATTTGGTACGACGCCGGAATGGCGGGTGGTTCGCGCAGGTCTTGCGGTTACATGACCGAGGTGTTTCCGCGGCCCATTTGGGCGGACTGGCAATTTAGCGGCCGCCTTGGTAAAAGCTACACACTGACCTACGGTCCAAACCGCGTGAGTGCGCCCACCACAACAGCCTACCAAGTGATTGCGCCGGGGGACCTGACAACCAACCCCGCGGGCTCTTTCATGGTGTTTAATGAGACACTGAACCCCACGTTTATCACAGCCAACCAAATTACCGCGGCGGTGTTTACCAACAACGCCTCTGGTGGGTACACCACGCTGACGTTTGCCAACACTGTGGCCGCTGGTGTTGTGGCTGGTAGCACCATGACACAGGCTACTGGTGGTTACGTGATATGGGAACAAGAGTTTGGTAAAAATAGAATTACAGACGTCGACGAGTTTGCAATCAACTCGTTTGTTGAAACCTGCGACATTAGTTGGATAGGCGGCACACCCGCATCAGACGACCCAATGGGTATCAACCGGCGCATGCACCTGACACGTATTGAGCCAGACTTTAAGCAGGTTGGGGACATGGAATTAACTGTTGTCTGCAGGCCGTTTGCTAACGACGGCGTGACAGAAAAAGGCCCGTATGTGTACCCTGAGAACGTTGGTAAAGTTGACCTGCGTGTAGAGGCCCGTTTGATCAACCTGCGCTTTAGAAGCAACGTGATTGACGGCGACTACGAGATGGGCCGTTTAATGATCACGGCCGAACTCGGTGACGAGCGTCCCTGATGCAACTCATTGAGTTCTTGCCAGACTACTCCACGTGGGACGAGTGGAATGGGCAACTGGTTCACTACTATGGGGAGCAGGCATTTCCTGTTTTACCAGAAGACCAATGGCAAGAGGTGGCTAGGTCAGTAACAAACAACCCGGTGTTTGACAAGTTCTCTGTTCCAGACCCCGGCGGGTTTACTAACTGGCAAGACTGGGCTATCTCGTTGATTCAAGGCGTCAACGGCGACGGGGCGTAAGCACCTCAAATTATGGGTAATTCTCTATAGGAATACCCAACCAAACACCCCACAAAAATGGCCGCACCAACAGTACAAAGCGACGAGGAGCTATACCAACAAACAGGTAGTTGGGAAGCGGCCGCCGCATTGCGCGACCAGCAAAATAACGCACTAAACCAATACAACTGGTCGCAGTCTGCCGCGACCCCCTCTTACACACCCGAGCCTGTTTACACACCCGAGCCTGTTTACACACCCGAGCCTGTTTACACACCCGAGCCTGCGTTTGGTGGGTTGTCGTCAATATCTAACACCACGCCAGAGGTAGACACAGTTGCGCAAGACTACTGGGCACAACAGGCCGCGTTACAGCAGGCCGAATGGCAAAGACAGGCCGCCGCACAACAGGCTGAGTGGGAGCGCCAAGCCGCCGCAAACAACACAAGCGCAACGCCTGCAGGGGGTCTTCCAACAAGCAACGTGCTTGGTGGCAACATCATCGCTGGCGCAAGTTGGGGTAGTCTTGACCCAACACTGGGCAACCAACTAACTGCGCTGAATGGCCAAGCCACAACCAACACCGCTGTTGGTGGGGCCACAACAGCGGACACGTTAAAACAACTGAATGACTTCACAGCCGCGGGGGGCACGTTTGCTCCGGGCTCTACGGTGTTCTTACAAACTGGTGGTGTAGACTTTTTGAATGGTGTTGACAAAGGCACCATTCAAAACAACATCAACACAATTGTTTCAACACTTGGCAACCAAGGCGTCAACGTTGTTCTTACTGGGTCACCCTATGCGTCTTCTTTGTCAGATGTGCAGTCTAATAATTTCAACCCTCAGTTAGACTCAATCTACAACGACATTGCAAACGCAAATAAGAACGTTGCACTTGTTGATTCTATGGGTGGCATTCTTCAAGACAAGAATCTTTTAGCCGACCCGTTGCACCCTAACGAGGCCGGTTGGGAAAAATACAACCAGTCTGTTATTGACGCGTATAACAACATGGTTGACAGCGGTGTTGATGCAGATACCGCGGCCACAGTCGCCACACAGCAAACAGGGTATACAAAACCATCTACGTCACCTACAAGCGGTGCTGTAAAAAATGTTATTGAGGGTGATAACATTGATCAGCAAATTGCTCAGTTGCCTCAAGAAGTATCCCATTGGGAGCGTCAAGGCAATGACATGGTGCAACTTGATGATAAGACTGGTGCTGTTTTAGACCGTAGAAACGTGCCTGCTATTAGCAACACACAACTTTTACTTACCGGTCTTTCAATGGTTCCGGGTGCGGCCCCGTTTGCACAAGGTTTAAGTGCAATCAATTCTGCAAGTAAAGGCGATTGGACTGGCGCGGCGTTAGGCGCTCTTGGTGCTGGACAAGCGGCGGGGGTGACTGATATTGGTGGCATTCCAATTAACACGGCCAAAAACGTTGCCACTGCAATTAACGCAATTGATAAAGGCAACACCGCGGGGTTGATAAATTCTGTTGCTAATTTAAGTGGCGCAAATGTATCGCCTGAACTTAAAACAGGCTTGACTTTGGTTAACGCGGCTAATGCGTTTGCTAACAACGACTACGCAGGAATGGCAGACGCCGCGGCTTCGTTGACTGGTAGCAGTGATGCCAAACTGGCCGCTTCGGCTTTGCGTTTGACACAAGCCGTTGACCGTTTTACTAATACCGGCGACGCTTCTGGACTTGCCAACGCCGCACAGTCGTTCAATAACGCGGCCAAATCATCAACCGCAGACAACACGGCGTTCAACGCGTTCAAAGACACGCTTACCGCCGGTGGTACACCAGAAGAAGCATTGGCCGCGTCTAACCAGTTTGATACCGCACTGGCGGGCATCACACCTGCAGATCTAACTCCTGATTTGCCCGCTGATACTAACTACGCTAAAGAGGCTGAAAGCCTCATACAGCAATACGACGTTGCTGGTTTAGCGTTGCCAGTAGGACAGCCCGGTGGGGTGAGTGCCGCCTCAACGGCGCCGTTGTTGCGCTTGGTCCAAGCGGCGGCAAACGACCCTAACTATGCAACAAAGCTTTCTGCGTTAGAAAAAGTATTAACTGCCGCGGGCAGTTCTATTGCTCGTGTGTTGAACGCGGGTATTTCTTTAGGCACATACTCGCCTTCTACAAACGAGGGTGAAGATTTAACACTACAACGTTTACGCGAGTCTGGAATGATTACGCTGGACGATGTAAACAAAGCTGGCGCGGGCAGGGGTGTTGTAAACCCCCCAAATGTAAAACCAGACACAACGCCAGCAACAACACCAGCCCCTGCGCCTTATGAGGTCCAACCCGGCGACTACACAGACACAACCGAAGAGGTACAACCTTGGCAAAACGTTGACACTGTGTCTGGTTTGCCTGAGGTTAAACCAGAGGAAGAGTTTCCCGCGCCAGAGCAACAGCCAGAAGCACCATTTGTTGCTCCTGCAACACCGCCTGCTAACGACCCTTTCCAGCCTCCTGAAACAACGCCTGAAGAGCCTTTTGTTGCACCTACAACACCCCCAGTAAACGAGCCTGTAGTTGAGCCGGTAAGGCCTGAAGAGCCTGTTACTTTGCCAACACCTGAGGTCAAACCAGAAGTTAAGCCTGAGGTCAAACCAGAAGTTAAGCCTGAGGTCAAACCAGAAGTTAAGCCTGAGGTCAAACCAGAAGTTAAGCCTGAGGTTAAACCAGAAGTTAAGCCTGAGGTAACACCTGAGGTAACACCTGAGGTAACACCTGAGGTCAAACCAGAAGTTAAGCCTGAGGTTAAACCAGAAGTTAAGCCTGAGGTAACATCTGAGGTTAAACCAGAAGTTAAGCCTGAGGTAACACCTGAGGTCAAACCAGAAGTTAAGCCTGAGGTTATTTTAAACCCCGTGCTATTTAATTTAGCCGGAGTTCCTCTGCCACAACCTGTTCCAGAGGTTATTCCAGAGCCAGAGGTTAAACCAGAAGTTAAGCCTGAGGTAACACCTGAGGTCAAACCAGAGCCTACGCCAACACCGACAACCGTTGTAGATGACGCTAAAGTCGCCGCAGATAAAGCCGCCGCAGATGCCGCAGACGCCATTAAACTGGCTGATACAACAAACAGCGCTAAAGCACAGGCTGACGCCATTGCCGCACAACAAGCCTCAGATGCCGCCGCTAAAGCCGCCGCAGACGCCGCCGCTAAAGCCGAAGCAGATGCCGCAGATAAAGCCGCCGCAGATAAAGCCGCCGCAGACGCCGCCGCTAAAGCCGCCGAAGACGCCATTAGATTGGCCGATGCAACAAATAGCGCTAAAGCACAGGCTGACGCTATTGCCGCACAACAAGCCGCAGACGCCGCCGCTAAAACCGCCGCAGAATCTCAAGCCGCCGCAGACAAAGCCGCCGAGGAAGCCGCTAAAGCATTCGTGCCAACACCAGAGCCTGAGATCAAACCAGAGGTCAAGCCAGAGCCTGAGGTCAAACCAGAGGTTAAGCCCGAGCCTGAGGTCAAACCAGAAGTTAAGCCCGAGCCTGAGGTCAAACCAGAGGTCAAACCAGAGCCTGAGGTCAAGCCAGAAGTTAAGCCCGAGCCTGAGATCAAACCAGAGGTCAAGCCAGAGACTGAGGTCAAACCAGAGGTTAAGCCCGAGCCTGAGGTCAAACCAGAAGTTAAGCCCGAGCCTGAG